ATGCCGTCATACAAATGGGCAAGGGTAACAACGGGACATATGATATGGCTGTACTCATGAGGGATGGTGCTACAGATTCGTCCAATGTATTTTTTGGATATACGCACAATGGTGATAAAATGAGGCTCGCTAGAACCTATGGTGGGCCAACAACGGCGACGTTTCATTCAATTTTAGATACTTCCAATACCGTAAATCTTCATGTGTATGGTGACGTATACACACAAAACAATGTGGGTATAGCAAACACATCACCAACACTTTCTCTCTCCATTGGTTCCAATGTTCATATAGATGATAAGGCTGCTACATCTAGTAATGTCTTGTATGCAAACGGATTTGGTTTCTTTGAAGGTTTACGAATTGGTGACAGTGGTCTAACTGTAGGTAGCCTAATTACATTAGATGCAGATGCCGCCATACCTATGGTTGTATCATCAACAATTCAATCCCAAGGTTTACAGACAACTGGAGTAGATGGGAATGGTAATGGTATACCATCTGGTATAGCAAATACAAACTCAACTGATACACTTTCTATAGGTGACAAAATCTTCATTAACACAGATGCGGCGAATCTGATTACAGTTGTTGGTAATACAGCTACTGGACGTCTTATTACTGAATCCATTCGTGTACAAGATTTCATTGAGGTCGAGGGTGAATCCGGTATTTCATCCGCGGCGAATGTAATTATTCACGGTGATATAACTGGTGAAGACTCTGTGTCAAATACAGTGAGTATTCGTGCGGGTCCTCTCACCTCAAATAGATCATCTATTGAAATTAATGGTGCAAAGGTTTCACCCAGTCACCAAACTATAGCTTTCAAAACGAAAAATACTGAACGAATGCGGGTTGCATCTGGTGGAAACATTGGGATCTCAAATGTAGAACCAGATGAACTTTTAACGATAGGTGGTAACCTGAAACTCATTGAAAGTAACACCGCTATATTCGGTAATGACGCAAACTTCTTGAAGATTTCTACAGATATCACAAATGATCAAACAAAGGTTCAAAATCTTGTGGGAAGTGGTAAAGGTCTCAACTTTTATGTGAGTAGTACGACCGATATGAGTACACCAAAATTCACAATTCTTGAGTCAAGTAATGTGGGTGTAAATACGATGAACCCCGAGGGTCTTTTACATACGAATGGTGGAACCGTATTTGTCAATGATCAAGTTACACACAGAGGTGGTGTAAGTCATTTGGATACACCCATGGTTGTTACAAATACAACTCCTATTGTGGGGACTTCGGACTTTAAGAATGTTCTTCAACTTTCACGTGAGGGTGGTACATCTAGTCAACATGCGGTTAGAGGTGTATTTACAATGGGTAAACACGCACTTACGGGAAGTGATGGTTCCGGAACTTCACGTTCCCAATTAAACTTATCATTAGCGAGTGACAATTACTCTACACAAGGACATGTTATGACATGGAGAAGTGATAAGCGTGTGGGTATAGGCACAACTCGGCCTACATCTCACCTTGAAATAATTACAACCGGTATAGGAAATGCAACAACTAATGGTATATTGGTGCACAGTGAACAGGTTAACAATTCTGCGGATGATGCAATTGTAGCTATGAGATCAGACACTTTAAGTTCAAATGCGTTTGCTTCGTTTATTCAAGCTGATGGTATTACTGGTAATCCCACTGGTTACTCTATGGGTGTAACTGCTTTAGGTGGTGATTTTAGACTTACCAAAAATCCAAGTGTAATTAATGATTCAACGAACACTCGTGTCTTCATTGATGGTGCGACAGGGAATATGGGCGTCGGCACCGATGCACCCCGTGATAAACTTGAAGTTAACGGTAATGTAGTTGTAGGAACTAAACTCTCATTTTCAGGTAGTATTACGGATGAATTTGGTAACGCATTCATACAAGATAGACTCTATGATGACATTCGTGGTAAGTCGGAACTTCTCATTTTTAAGGGTAATGACTCCAAGAATATTGCTGGACCGGATAGAATTCGTTCAGTTGCAGCCGAACACGTTTTCCAGATTTACGATGACGTTACTGGACTTACACAAGGTGAAATCGCGGGTGTTGTAGACGGAACAGGTTCTACAGCTGTGAGATCTCTTACATTGACAAATGATGGTGTATGTGCAATTGGTGAATTATCACAATCCGAGGTTGATAATTTAAATGCAACACTGGATCCTGGTACACGTCTGTTCGTAAAGGGTGGTCTTCAGTTCGCTCAAAATCAAAAGATTAAGTTTGGTAAACTTGATGCTTACACAGCTGTCGGAGCTTCAACTCTCAATATTATTGATAGTTTAGACAGTGTAGATATTTCATTCAGACAAAATGATGCTGAATACGCTCGCTTCAAAAATACTGGATTAATTGGATTTGGTACCGCTTCACCAGACACTAATGTACATATATACTCCGCTTTGACCACAGATGTGGATCTTCTTAAACTTGAGAGTCCTGCGAATTCTGGGACTAAAAAGGCGGGTATAAGTCTAATAACGGATGATCAAAAGGGTGGATATATAAGAGGTTTCAGTGACTCCACCCATTCCGTACATGGTACAGTGATAGGTGGAGTAAGTGGGGGAACTGAAGGAGATGGTATTCACATCATACACACATCAAACGTGGGTGTTGGCACTGTAAATCCCAGTGAGCATTTCACTGTGTATAACGGTACGGCTCGTTTAGAACATGCGACGAGCAATGCCATCTTAGAATTTAAGACAACTGGTGGTGTTTCTAATATTTACGGAGATCATACTGGTAATGTGTTTATTGATCCAGTGAGAAGTTTAGTAGTAAAGAGTGACACTGAAATTACCGGTGATCTTCAGATTGATGGTAAGATTGATTTAGGTAATCAAGTAGCTGTAGATTTAGGTGGTTCAGATGCAACTACAGCTTTACACGTTGGTGGTGGATTTATCTCAGGTTCAAATGAGGTTGGCTGTAAACGATACTCTAAAAGTTTTGTTCTAGATGCAACGGCTGGTAAAAACATTCGTTTGTATTTTGCTGATGGTGGTAGCCCTGAAAAGATGCCCGCCTTCTACGCAAAGATCGTTGCTATGCTGAGAAAAACTGATGGATCAGCTGTTCGTGATATGAGTACGATGGTACTGGAGATTCAAGGTGGTTCCCATGACGGAACAACGAATAATAGCTTAGATGATGAGATAACCGTAGGTACAAAGAATCTATTTGGTGGTGATTCAGATTTCCCATGGAATCCAAACATCACTGTGGGTAAAAGGGGTATAATATTGTCCCCTCTCAACACGGGTACAGGTAGAATCTACAAGTATGATATCCATGTAGAACTTATATCCTCCTCATTATCTGGTACACACACTGGAGGATTATTAAAGAATATCAAAAATAACTTCACAAGCCCAAGTACACAAGTTGATAACTTCGGTGCTGGTCAAAGTATTGCGACTTTCACATATTAAATCTACTACGAGGGAAGACCCCGCGGTAGAATCAACATTTACGCCCTGATGGCGTCGGATATAGCTAATGCGATAACTCCGGCAATGAAAGCTATCACGATGTAATTGAGTTCACTTTCTTCTAAGCCAACCTGAGTCTTTTCAGGCTTACCAACAGACTTCTGTTGGGGCTGCTTTTCTTTTGGAGGATCCAGTTCCTCCAAAGGATAGTAAGCTATCATTTATATATGTTTAGAGATTAATTTCCTTCTTAGCCTTCCTTCCCCTGGTACGCTTGGTCTTGGTTGCCGTCACATTGACTTCCTTGACCTCACCACCAGTGGAGTCACCTGATATAGAGATGATGTCAGAGATATCCTCTTCATCATCATCGGGTTGCTTCTCAGTGGCAGAAGAGATTGCTGTGGTGTTCATGGGAGGGGCTGGGGGCATCATAATACCACCCATTAGACTGGAAATATCAATCCCTGGCCCCTGCATCTGGTACTCACCTGTGCCCCCAACAGGGGCATCAGTGGCTGGTCCGTCAGTTTGGCGAGTCGTGTTCTGAACAGCGCTCATCATGTTTTTGACTAGATCAGGGTTCTGCTTGATTACATCGTTCATATTAGGCATTACCGACTTAAACATGGAGTTCGTAAGGTGAAACATCATAGCGGAACCACCAAGCATCATGATCAGCTTGATCTCGGGAGCAACCGAAATCTTGGACCTATACTTAACATATAGCTCTTCGAAGACTCCATCATAGTCATCGACATTCTCCATAACTGACTCCGACCAACCATCTAACTGAATCTCAAAGGGGTTGTAGCGCTTATTAAGGAATTCCAACCCAGTTACACAGGCCACGAGCATGCGTCGCGAGAATCGGATAGACTGTTCAACGTCTATGCTGTAGGTGATACGCTTCACTTCGGACCTCAGCTCTTCAACATTAGAGTAAGCATTCAGTCTCTTATTTACAGCGAAACCCTTTTTCTCCAGGCGTCCCAACTTATTGATCAGGTCAGCCTTCTCCTCATCAATTGAACCATATCCCTTGGTGGGCTTCTCATCCTCCTCTCCTGGACCCTGATTTCCATAATCATCAGCGTCGTCAAAAAAATTAGCATCATCATCATCACCATAGTCAATCTCTTGATCTGGGGCTGAAGCATTTTGATTAGTTTGTTTGGTGGGGTTCACAAAGGCATCCATACTTTCCTGTTGTTGCGCCATAGGGGGTGGGTTGTACGCGGGTCTAGTGGGTCGTGGTACACGTTGAGGGCGGGGAGCGGAAATTTGAATCTCATCCATAATGGCCTGCTCATCGGCATCCAATTTCATAACACTGGTATTTCCTCGATCGATTACGATCTCTTCGTCCATCTACTCTCTATGTAGAAACTAAAAAAATTACCTTTAACGCAGTTTAAAAAATTTCTTAGTTCATTATAAATGTTCAAACTTAATCGTGTCAGCCGCAATGCTCTCACCATGATTGTTATTCTTCTACTGATCATCTCGGGTCTCGCGGCCTTCAAGACCAGTACCACCAGTGGGTACAAGCCCATCACCACCAAGACTGTCAGCGATGGTTCCATCTTTGATCTCCCAGTTGAACTCGAGTGCACCGCTGGCTCTGGTAAGAAGGGTAGCCCTTACGCCAAGGGTTTAACTCCAGGGGGTGTTTGTGGCGCCCAAAAGCTTGTCGCCGGTCAAGCTGGTGGCTACGAGATTGAGGACGGAATCGGTGGATCTTTAATCTAAGCTAATGATATATGGCGCTGATTACAACTCCTACTCAGTTGATTCCAGACCTTCAACACGAATATCATACCGTGACCATTGATACGATTGGACAAACTACTTCCAACGCTTTCACTTGTCATCTTCAGCAACCTCTCAAAAATGTTGTTCAGGCTAAACTTTTAGCTGCCAGAATTAATACCACCACAGCCACTAAACATTGCTACGTCTCCATTGAGGAGCTTGACAGCATTTTCACTGAGCGTGCGTCTAATGAGCCAAATGGTCAAGCGTCTAAGAGTGTTATTCGCAACTCTTTCGCTAGCATTGTCGGTGAGGGTACTGCCACTTTCCTTTTCAAAGATAACTACCCTCTAGTCACTCAATATGTGAACCCCATTCGTAGTATTGATCGTTTCACAGTTACTATTCGTAACCA